GCTGATCGGCACCAGCTATCCGTCCGGTGCCGTCCTTGGCCGGATCACCGCCAGTGGCAAATACACCCTGTCCGCCGCAACCGGTGCAGACGGCGCACAGGTCGCCGTCGCGGTCCTGCTTTACCCGGTGAACGCGACGCTGGCCGACGCCGTTGGCATCGTCGTCGCCCGCGGCCCTTCCATCGTCTCCCGCGCGGGCCTGGCCTACGAGGGTACCGTGAACGACGCGGCCAAGATCACCGCCAAGATCGCCCAGTTGGCCGCCGTCGGCATCATCGCGCGCGACGGCGTCTGACGCGCGCCATAGGCATCCCTTCCCCTTCATCCCCCGGAGCACCCCATGACCATCGTTCGCAATCCCTTTGACGCTGGCGGCTATTCGCTGGCCGAGATGACGCAGGCCATCAACATCCTGCCCAACCTCTACACCCGTCTTGGCCAGATCGGCCTCTTCCGCTTCGAGGGCGTCACCCAACGTTCAGTGATCATCGAGCAATATGAGGGTGTCCTGAACCTGCTACCCTCGGTCCCGCTGGGTGGCCCCTCCACTGTCGGCACCCGCGAGGGCCGCTCGATGCGGTCATTCGCGCTGCCGTGGATCCCGCATGACGACGTGATCCTGCCCGGCGACATCCAAGGCCAGCCCGCACTGGGCGCGTTTGACGCAGCCGATCCTCTGGTCGAAGTGATGAACCGCAAGCTGCAGCTGATGCGCCGCAAGCATGCCCAGACCCGCGAATACATGGAGATGAACGCCCTGCGCGGGATCGTGAAGGACGGCGCAGGCACCACCCTCTACAACTACTTCACGGAATTTGGCCTTGCGCAAATCTCGGTGGATTTCCTGCTGGGTACTGCAGGCACCCTCGTCCAAAGCAAGGTCCGCGAGGTTTTGCGGGCAATCGAGGACAATCTCCTCGGCGAAAGCATGTCGGACGTTCATGCCCTCGTCAGCCGGGAATTCTTCGACAAGCTGATCGCCCACCCGAAGACCGAAGAGGCCTACAAGTTCTACGCCGCGACTGGCGCGCAGCCTTTGCGCCAAGACGTTAGGCGCAACTTTCCCTTCGCAGGCATTGTGTTCGAGGAATATGCGGGCACGGTCACCCTCTCGACCAAGGCGACCGAACGGCTGGTTCCCGCGAACGAAGGCATCGCGTTTCCGCTCGGCACGATGGACACCTTCACCACCTACGGCGGCCCGGCCAACCTGCTGGAGGCGGCCAATACCCTCGGCCTGCCACTCTACGCCCGCCAGCATCTGGATGAAAAAGGCCGCTGGATCGACCTGATGACGGAAGCCTCGATCCTGCCAGTGAACAAGCGGCCGCGTATCGCGATCCGCATCCACACCTCGAACTGACCCGCCATGAACGTCTTCGCCACCGCCATGGACCGGATCTATGCCAACCCGTCCATGGCGGCGGCCGCTGTCTGGATTTCCGCCACGACATCCGAGGAACGCCCCATCCGCGTCATCCGCCGCGCCCCGGATCGCATCACCGAGTTCGGATCTGGGCGGTTTGTCAGCGACACGATGATGGTGGATGTACGGGTGTCCGACCTCCCCGATCCGCGCACGGGCGATCTGATCGTGATCGGCACGGACAGCTTCACCATTCAGGGCGAGCCGGTGCGTGATCGCGAACGCCTGATCTGGTCGCTGGACCTGCGGCCATCATGAAGCTGAAGATAGCGTTTGATCCCGACCTCGTCGCCCTGATGCAGGCGGAAATCGCCGCCGGGGAAAAGGCCGTGTCCGCCGCCATGCGCGAAGCTGGCACCTCCCTGAAATCGGCATGGCGGGGCCAGATCACCGGCGCTGGCCTCGGCACAAGGCTGGGCAACTCCATCCGCCTTGCCAGCTTCCCGAAATCAGGCGACAGCCTGAACGCCGCCGCGCTGGTCTGGTCCAACGCCCCGGTAATCATCGGCGCGCATGACACCGGGCCGCTGATCCGGTCAAAGGATGGGTTTTGGTTGGCGATCCCTACCCCGGCCGCAGGAAAGAGCACCAAGGGCGGCCGGATCACCCCCGGCGAATGGGAGCGCCGCACCGGCCTGCGTCTGCGGTTCATCTACCGCCGCAGAGGGCCTAGCCTGCTTGTGGCCGAGGGGCGGTTGAATTCGAAAGGCCGGGCCGTGGCATCGAAGTCGAAGACCGGGCGCGGCGTGGCGACCGTGCCGATTTTCCTGCTCGTGCCCCAGGTCAAGCTGCGCAAACGGCTGGATCTGGCGCGGGATGCTGCACGCGCAGTAGACAGCGTACCTGGTCGAATAGTTGCGAGTTGGGCCGAGGTCTATCTATGATGGGGATGTTGGACGCTTCAATCATAGGATGCTCATATGAAGATCGCTTGTCTCGGTTGGGGGTCCTTGATTTGGGATCCCCGTGAACTGCCAATACGAGGTACTTGGTTTGAGGATGGCCCGTTTATTAATGTAGAATTCGCGCGTCAGTCAAATGATGGCCGCATCACCTTGGTGCCAACAGAAAACGGAACGGTGGTCCGCTCGCTATGGGCGCTCATGGATTGCGATAGTGTTGAAATCGCCCGCGAAGCGCTGCGTTCGAGAGAGGGAGTGCCCCAGGCTAAACCTGAACTCATTGGCACACTCAGTCGCGGTGAAAACCCACCAAGCTATCTCGCATCCTGTTCTGATTGGCTGGTTCATCAAGGTCTTGACGCGGCCATCTGGACAGCTTTGCCGCCCAAATTTGACAACGCCGACAAGTTTCCAACTCAGGCGCAAGTTGTCGGCTATCTGGAAGGACTTAGAGGCGCTGCCAGAGACAACGCGGAGAGATACATCCGTAAGGCGCCAATTCAAGTTGACACAAACTATCGCCGAGAAATTGCCGCAAGACTGGGCTGGACACCGATCTAACCGCAGACAGCGGATGTCGGCCAATCCTTTTTTGTGCCGAAGCGAGTTGCACTGTCATGCCGACCACACGCGAAACCGTCCTCTCAGCGCTTCTCGCGCAGCTGCAACCTCTTGCCGCCCTCACCCTGCGTGATGATGTTCTGCCCGAACGGATCCCGGCGGCCGGGCTGATCATCCTGCGCGATGGCCAGCTCGGCGAACCGGAAGTCACGCTGTCGCCGCTCCGTTACCACTACCAGCACAGGGCCGAATTGGAGGTCGTCGTTCAGGCCTCGAATGGCAGGGCCAGCGCCTTCGACACACTGATCACTGCCATTGGCACCGCTTTGGAAGCCGACCGCACACTTGGCGGCCTCTGCGATTGGGTCGAGCCTGAAGCCCCGGCCTCCGTTGATTTACCCATCGAAGGCGCGTCTGCGCTGAAGGCTGCGGTGATCACCGTCGTGTTGCACTACACCACCACCGGCCCCCTGGCCTGACACCCCAAACTTCAAGGAGACCCCCATGGCACGTGCGCAAGGCGCGCGGGCGCAGATGGCGCTTGCGTATGAGACGGTTTACGGCACCCCGCCGGTCAGCGGGTTCCGGCTGATGCCCTTTGCCCGGGCGACGCTCGGGTCGGAACAGCCGCTGCTGGAATCCGAACTGCTGGGCTATGGCCGCGATCCTCTGGCCCCGATCAAGGATGCAGTCACAGCCGATGGCGAGGTGGTGATCCCCATCGATGTAGAAGCCTTTGGCTTCTGGCTGAAGGCGGCCTTCGGCCAGCCGGTCACCAGCGGCACCACGCCCAAGACCCACACCTTCCAGTCGGGCAACTGGACCCTGCCCAGCATGGCCATCGAGACGGCTATGCCCGAGGTGCCCCGCTTTGCCATGTATTCCGGCTGCGTCCTCGATCAGCTGACCTGGCAGATGCAGCGCTCCGGATTGCTGACGGCCACGGCCCGACTGGTGGCGCAGGGCGAAACCATCGCCGCCGCCACAGCCGCAGGCACGCCGACCGCGTTGGGCCTTCAACGCTTCGGCCACTTCAATGGCACGGTAAAGCGCAACGGCTCGGCTTTGGGCAATGTGGTTTCGGCCGAGATCACCTATTCCAACAACCTCGACCGGATCGAAACCATCCGCGGCGATGGCCGCATCGATGGCGCCGACCCCGCCATGGCCGCCCTGTCGGGCCGGATCGAGGTGCGGTTCTCCGACACGACACTGATCACCCAAGCCATCGACGGCACGCCCTGCGAGCTGGAGTTCAACTACAGCCTCGGGGCCAACGCCAGCTTCACCTTCACCGCCCATGCCGTCTACTTGCCCCGCCCCCGCATCGAAATCGCCGGGCCCCAAGGCGTACAGGCGACGTTCGACTGGATGGCCGCCAAAGCCACCAGCCCCGCCCGCATGTGCACCGCCGTTCTCGTCAACACCCTCGCAGGATACTGATCATGATCCGACTGAACCTGACCGCCACGCCACAATGGCTGGACCTCGCCCCTGGCCTGCGCCTGCTGGTTGGCCCCCTCACCACCGCCCTGATGGTCTCGGCCCGGGCCGATCCGGCCATCGAAGCCTTGCCGGAAGGTGCCAGCCAAGAGGCGCTGGCCCTCGCCATGGCCAAGGCCGTGGCCCGGCGCGCAGTGCTGGATTGGGAAGGTGTCGGCGATGATGCGGGCAATATCGTGCCCGTCACCCCCGAGGGCATCGACGCCCTGCTGGAAATCTGGCCGGTCTTCGAGGCGTTCCAGACCCAATATGTCGCGAAGGGCCTGATCCTGGACGCCGAAAAAAACGTCTCCGCGCCCTCGCCGAGTGGTCCTTCGGCGGGGGCGACCGGTACTGCGCGGCCTGCGCAGGCCCTTGTGCAGACTGCCCCGCAAGACTGAACCGACTCCAGACCCCCGAGGGTTGGCAGGTCTGGGATCTGGTCGGCCGCCTTGGCGGGCAACTCCGCGTCATCCCCGGCGCAGTCCTCGGCTGGGACATGGGCGCAGCCCTCGCCCTCGCCCACGCGCTGGGCATCGACACCCTGATCGCCGCCGAACTGCTGCCCGAGATCGAGGCGGTGATGGTGCGCAAACTGAACGAACAGATGGAAGGAAGCCGCGATGGCTGAAAAACGCGTGTCCGTCCGCCTCGTGGCGGAGGGCGGCCGCCAAGTGCGGGCGGAACTCGAAGGCATCGGTGATGCCGGAGCACGGGGGTTTGGCCGCCTGTCGACCGAGATGGAGCTGGCCAACACCCGGCTGGCCAGCTTCGCCCGCAAAGCAGGTATTGCCTTGGCGGCGATCACCGTCGCTGCTGCGGCGGCTGGCGTTGCGATGGTGCGGTCTGGCCTCGAGGTAATCGGCGCGCAGGCGGATATGGCTGCCTCGCTCCGGACCACGGTCGAAAGCCTGCAGGTGCTGACTTGGGCGGGCGAGTTGGCAGGCGTCTCGATGGGCGAGATTGAGCAAGCCACGAAGAAACTGACCACCCGGTTGTCGGAAGCTGCCGTCGGGTCAGGATCGGCGGTCGGGGCTTTGCAACGGCTGAACCTGACGGCGGCGCAATTGCAGGCGCTGCCGCTGGACCAGCGCATCGTCGCCATTCAGGAAGCCCTGAACCGCTTTGTGCCGGAAGCGGAACGGGCGGCTGTTGCGTCTGACCTCTTTGGCGATAAGGCGGCGCTGGCATTTCTGCGCATCGATCCGGCCACCTTGCGCGAGGCCGCTCAGGATGTGCGCGACTTCGGTGTGGCTGTAAGCGCGGCTGATGCGGCCCAGATCGAACGCACCGGCGATGCCATCGCCAAGCTCAGCCTGATCTGGCTGGGCTTGACCAACCGGCTGACCGCAGCAGTTGCCCCAGCGCTGGAAGCCATCGCCAACACGCTGGCGGACTTGGCGCGCAGCACCGGGCCAATTGGCATCGCGATCAACGCCCTTTTCGACAACATCGGTCGCCTGACCACTTACGCTGCCACCTTCGCCACGCTGATGGCCGGGCGCTGGGTCGCGGGATTGGCGGCGGCAGCCCTATCGGTGCGCGGCTTAGCCACCGGCCTCGTCATCCTGCGCGGGGCGCTGATCCGCACCGGCATCGGCGCGTTGATCGTCGGCGCTGGCGAGTTGGTGTTCCAGTTTACCCGACTGGTCGCGGGCGCGGGTGGTTTTGGCGCGGCCATTGGCCTCCTGAAGGATCTGGCGCTTGAGGTCTGGGATCGCATTGGCCTTGGCGCAGCCTCTGCCTGGTCGAAGATCGAGGCGAGCTGGGCCGGGCTGCTTGCCACGATCTATGGTGCGATGCAGTCTTCGGTCGAAGCGGTAACCAGCTTCGGCAACTCGGCTGCGGGCATCTTCAAGGGCGCCTATGATGCGGTGAAAGCGATCTGGGGCCAGTTGCCCGGTGCCATCGGCGATTTTGCTTTCCAGGCCGCGAACGGGCTGATCGGCGGTGTCGAGGCCATGCTGAATGGCGTGGTGACACGAATCAACAACTTCATCAACGGCTTGAACGCGGCATTGGACCTCTTGCCCGATTGGGCGGTCGGCGAAGGCGGGGTGCGGATCGGTACCCTTGATCCCGTTGCGCTTGGCCGGATCGACAATCCTTTTGCGGGATCTGCGGCCGCCGCCGGAACTGCCGCAGCCGAAGCCTTCTCGGCCGCGATGGCGCAGACCTATGTCACCACGCCCGATCTTGGGCTGACCGGAATGGCAGAAGAGGCGTCCGCCCGGGCCGAAGCCTACCGAGAAGCTTCCGGCATGCTGGCCGATGCGGCCGCGCGTCCGATGCAAAGCTGGCAGGCGTTGAAGGATGCAGTGGCCGGTGCCGGAACCGAAGGCGAGGCTGCGCTCAACGGGGCAGCCGATGCCGCAGACCGGCTGGACGAGTCGATGACCGAGGCCGGGCGCGATGCCGGTGGGGCCGGTGCCGCCGCCGCAGCCGGGGCCGAAGTGGCCAAGACTGGGTGGGAAGCCGCCGTAGCCACGCTCGCTGACTATGCCGCGAAAGCCCGCGACATTGGTGGCGATATCGGCAACGCACTGGTCAGCGCCTTCACCTCGGCCGAAAACGCCGTGGGCGAGTTCGTGAAAACCGGCAAACTGGACTTCCGGGATCTGGTCACATCGATGATCGCCGATCTCGCGAAACTGGCGGCGCGCCGGTTCATCCTCGGCCCCATCGCCAACACACTGTCAGGCGCGCTGGGCGGCGCGGGTGGCATTTTCGCCAATATTCTCCACGCCGGTGGCATGGTCGGATCGCCGGGCCCGGGTCGAATGGTCCCGGCCATGGCATTCGCCGGTGCCCCACGCATGCATTCGGGCGGCTGGGCCGGGATCAAGCCTGACGAGGTTCCGGCCATCCTGCAACGGGGTGAGCGCGTTCTGTCTCGCCGGGAAGCCGCTGGTTATGGCCAGGGGTCGGCCTCCGCTCCCGCAGTCAACGTCACCATCATGTCTCGCGACGCCGAAAGCTTCCGGCAATCGCGCACGCAAGTTGCAGCCGATATCGCCCGCGCCGTGTCCCTTGGCCGGAGGGGTATGTAATGGCGTTCCACGAGGTGCACTTCCCTGACAACATCAGCCGTGGGGCGCGCGGCGGACCAGAACGGCGGACCCAAATCGTGGAGTTGGCTTCGGGCGACGAAGAGCGCAACGCAAGCTGGGCCAACTCGCGCCGCCGCTATGACGTCGCCTACGGAATTCGCCGCGCCGACGATCTGGCGTCCGTCGTCGCCTTCTTCGAGGCTCGGAACGGTCGCCTGCACGGCTTCCGCTACAAGGACTGGGCCGATTACAAATCCAACTTGCCGTCGCAGGCAGTCAACCCGACCGACCAGCAGATCGGTACCGGCACCGGCAGCCTGCAAACCTTCCAGCTCGCCAAACGCTACACATCCGGTGCGCAGACTTGGGTCAGGACAATCGCCAAACCAGTGGCCGGAACCGTCCGCGTCGCGCTGGGCATGATCGAGCAGCTGTCGGGATGGACCGTGGACACGACGACTGGCGTCGTCACCTTTGCCACTGCCCCTGCTGGCGGCGTCATTGTCCGCGCTGGCTTCGAATTCGATGTGCCGGTGCGCTTCGACAGCGACATCCTCGACGTGACCCTCGATTTTGAACGGCTCGGGTCGATCACCTCCATCCCCCTGCTGGAGATCCGCAGATGAAAAACCTCTCGCCCGCGCTGCAGGCCCATCTCGATGACGGCACCACAACCTTGTCCTGGTGCTGGCGGATCAGCCGCACCGACGGCGTGGCGCTTGGCTTTACCGATCATGACCGCGCCCTCAGCTTCGATGGCACTGGGTTTGAACCCGAAAGCGGGTTTGCCGCTTCGGAAATCCGCGCTGGCTCCGATCTCGCCGTCGATGCGCAGGATGCGACCGGCGTGCTGACCTCCGACCGGATCACCGAAACCGACATTCTCGACGGCCGCTGGGACAACGCCGCGGTCGAGTTGTGGCGGGTCAATTGGGCCGACACCAGCCAGCGCGTCTTGTTGCGGCGCGGGGCCGTCGGGCAAATCCGGCGCGGGCGCATGGCCTTTGTGGCTGAAGTCCGGTCGTTGGCACATGTGCTGGGCCAGACGGTCGGGCGGACGTTTCAGGCGGGGTGTGATGCGGCTTTGGGCGATGCGCGCTGCGGTATCGATCTGGAAAACGCAATCTACAAGGGCATGGGTGTCGTAGCGGACCTGTTGCGAGACAGGGCCTTCATGGCCTCAGGACTAGCCGCATTTGATGCGGGCTGGTTTGCGTCTGGAACCCTTCATTGGACCAGTGGCGCAAATGCGGGGCGGGTCACCGAGGTACTGGCGCATGGGCTGGATGGCAGCATCGCCACCCTGACCCTGCTGGAAGCGCCGGTGCGTGCCATCGCCGAAGGGGACAGCTTCGTTGCGCGGGCAGGCTGCGACAAGCGCATCGCTACCTGCAGCGCAAAGTTCACGAATGTCGCCAACTTCCGGGGTTTCCCGAACATCCCCGGTCAGGATGCCGTTTTGCGTTACGCCAGCCAAGACGGCGGCCATGAGGGGAACGTGCTGTGATGACCGCCGATCCCGCCTTGGTCATCGCCGTCGCGCGGTCTTGGCTCGGCACGCCTTACCATGATCAGGCCAGTCTGCGCGGGGTCGGTTGCGATTGCCTTGGCCTCGCGCGGGGCGTCTGGCGTGAGGTTGTCGGCGACGAGCCTTTCCCCATTCCGCCCTACAGCCGGGATTGGGGTGAGACCGGCCCGCGCGAGGTGCTCGCCGAAGGCGCAAGGTCAATGATGCCTGAAATCGTCGTCACCGAAACTGGTCCGGGTGCACTTGTCCTATTCCGCATGGCTCCGCGTGCCATCGCCAAGCATGTCGGGATCCTGACCGCCCCCGACCGTTTCATCCACGCCTATGAACGCCTCGGTGTCGTCGAGGAAATCCTGACCCCGACTTGGGCGCGCAAGATCGCCTTCGCCTTCCTGTTCCCCAGAGATTGAGACCCCAGACATGGCAACCCTTGTTCTCGGCGCCGTCGGCTCCGCGATTGGCGGCGCATTTGGCGGGGCCATCCTCGGCTTTTCCGGGGCCGCCATCGGTGGCTTCATCGGATCCACCATCGGCTCGGTTGTCGACAACTGGATCGTCTCGTCCCTCGCCCCGGCGCAGCGGATCGAGGGTGCGCGTCTGGACAGCCTGCGCATCACCTCCTCGACCGAAGGCGCGGTGATCCCGCGCCTGTTCGGTCGGATGCGGATCGGCGGCAACATCATCTGGGCCACTGACTTCCGCGAAGAGGTCAACACCACCAGCCAGGGCGGCGGCAAAGGCAGCGGGCCGAAGGTCACGACCACTGAATACCTCTATTACGCCAGCTTCGCGGTCGCATTGTGCGAGGGCGCAATCACCGGCATTGGCCGTGTCTGGGCCGACGGCAAGCCGATGGATATGACCGGCGTCAGCTGGCGCTGGTATCCGGGCAACGAAGTGCAGGCCCCCGATCCGTTCATCTCGGCCAAGATGGGCGCATCCAGCACCCCCGCCTACCGCGGCACCGCCTATGTCGTGTTCGAAGAACTGAACCTCAGCGCCTTCGGCAACCGTCTGCCGCAGATCAGCTTCGAGGTGTTCCGGCCGCTCGCGGATCCCGACACCGCCGAAGGGCTGGTCAAGGCGGTGACGATGATCCCGGCATCAGGCGAATTCACCTATGCGA